CCGGAAGGGTGTGCTCTAAGCTGACTAGTGGGATGTGTAGGGTGTCTGCGATCTGCCTTGCTATTTGATACTGCCCAAACTTATTCTGAGATAGAACTATGTCAAAATCTAGATGCAGGGGAATCTGTCTCGGCCCCAAACTGGGGTTTAACAGGTTGTAGTTTTCTGGGATATCTCCGTAGTTTGTATTCCAGTCTTTAATTCCCTCGGCCCTGTAAGCATAAAAATTATGTCCAGTCTTTGCTAGGCTGGTTTCATACCTTTCATGAGTGGGAAACGTAAGTATATTTAGAGGCTCCCCGTCCCTATACGTTGCCGCTTTTGTTATAGATGATACAGGACTAATCGACATCAAGAGCCTTCTTTATTAGGTTTCCTATTGATTCGTAAGAATATTCCTCAACTCTTTTTCTTCCCTTTTCTTTTATGGCTTCATGCACATCAGTTGAATTCGAATTGTTATATGTTTCTCTCATTGCTGCTTGCAAGCCCAGAGGATCTATCGACTGCCAAGTTTCATTTGCTGTGTATAGATCATCGAATGTTTCTATCATTCCAAATACGGGTTCTTCTCTGGAGGAAACCAGAATGCCCTCACCGTCATCCATAAAGTCTGCCATCCCTCCTACGTCTGTGCATATTGGAGTATTGCCGAACCCCATAGCATCAAAAGCTGGAATACACCAAGCCTCTCCATAGCTAGGCATAACAAAACAATCGCAAGCAGCATGAAGCCTTCTGAGTGTCTCTTCATTTAATCTATCTGTAATTATTAGGTCTTCTTTGTAGTGATCTATGGTTGGATACAATTTCAACCCATTCTTAACATTATGACACATTTCTTTTACTTCAGCAGCGCAGTCGTATGGAGAGGTATTGTATTTGCTAGTTTTGATTACTATCGATACGGGTTCATCAGTATCAAACTCGCTATGAAAAGCTCTAACAAAAGCAGACAGGTTCTTCCTTCTATTCAGATCTCCAATAAAATAAAAAACAAAATTATTTTCAGAATCCGGTATCTCTATAGGTTCGTATCTTCGCTTGAACTTGGAGGTGTCGGAGGCATGTGGTATGACAGTTATTGGTATGTCAATACCGCTATCTTTGGAGACACGAAGCATTTGATTATTAATAACCCAAGCCTCATCCATCTGATTGATTCTGTTGGGCCATATAGACCATTCAAAACTGTTAGTTTCTGTAGCATATAGTCCAATATTTTTTTCAAATTTTCCGTTGTAATCCATCATGTGAGGAAGGACGTGTTGTATGCATACGTTGCAACCCCTACTAGACTTGTTCTCAAGCTCCAAAATACGATCTGGAAGTTCAGCACTATTAGAATTTAGCTTTACTGCTCTGGGGACCACATCTATTCCCACGGAGTCCATTGCCAATATATAATCTATGGCGGCTTGACCCCATCCGGTTCCATCCCTATAGCATCCAATATATAGCACCCTCATCCCAGTAACTCCAGTCTTTGCTGCTCCCAAAAATTCCTACGCATGCATAACTCTAGGAGATAGTTATAGGCAATCTCCTTGTCAAACTTCTCAAACTGAGGTCTGGCAAACTGCATTGAGTCTTCGTTAAAATACATGCCGCCAGTTCCTTCAAGATGAAATCCGTAGTTAAGATCTCTAACCATTCTAGATTCCATATAGGAGTTCAGTCTTTCAGGCTCCCCTAAAACATTTACAATTAACCATTGCACATAATCTTTTGGGGGAAGTTCTTGAGGGACTCTTGTTTCTGGAACATGTATTCTTGGAGGAGATCTCCAAGTTTCAGACTCTGATCTAATTTCAACACTGTCGAAATATTCTTCCCACACTCTTGCGGTATTATCCCACTGATAATGCTCCTCAAAATTTTGCTTTATTTTTAGTCCAACTTCGTCTCTTTCCTTCTGAGATAAATTAAAGAACTCTTCTATCTTATTGGCGGAATAGTCATTATCTGGCACCGCCCTATTGCATCCGGTTTCCAACTCTTGGTACAGCGCCTTGGGGGTAAGTGGTTGCCCGCCCAACTTTCTTATAACGCTTGACATCGCAGAGTAATCAACCGACATTACAGGCACGCCACAGGCAGCAGCTTCTACTTGTGGCAGTCCAAACCCTTCACTGTTTGCGTATTGTATATAAAGATCAAAAGAGTTCATGATTCCAGACAAGAATTCATACGACACCCCTTTTTGCACACTGGCTAATCCAGCGGCGTGACTACCACACATTGGACATCGAGTTCTTGCGTCTGAAAAGTATGACGGAAAGGCATTTTTGCAATCCGTACAAACATATGTAAGTATAATCTTGCTGGATATTCCGTATTGGTTGATTAGCTTGGGAAGATCCCACCCCACATCTGGGAAACTGGTGTGGCAATAGAGATACACGTCGGACCTTTGCGATGAATCTAAAAACATTCTAAAGGTCTTGAACAGATCTGGGAATAGCTTCCTACGTTGGTTCCTCATAACGGTTCCGATGACCATGGTATCTGGATCGAAACCCATGCTTAACTTGTGTTCTCTTTTGTTGGCAACGGGTTTGTAGGCTGCGTCGGCAGACGGAGGAGCGCATCCAAGACAGTTGATTTTTCCCATCCCCTCTTTGAGCAGAACATCTCTGCCCCACTCTGAATAATTAAACACTCCGTCAGCATTTGCGTAGGTTGCCAACCACTGTTCGTTTTGTGGTTCTGCATCCACTGTTGGCATAATAGCCCAGTGGAAGAATCTTCTGAATGGAGACCTCTCCTGATAATCAATCATCCAGAAATCTCTGATGTCAAATACTATGTCTGGTTGAAAATCTAAAAGAACCTGTTCAAACCTCCATTCTCCAAATTGGTTTGTTCCTTTGGAATTATACTCTCTAAGCTCTTCCTTGTTGTCTTTTTGCGGTGCGTTAGGATAGAACATCCAAGGTATTCCACCAGACCTCGGATCGGTAGCTTCTCCGTAACTAGCAAATTCTGCAAGTTCATATTTTCCAGTCTGGTGGAGACGTTTCATAACCTCTCTACCATAGGTAGCATATCCCGTATTGAGATAGCTTGCCTCGCAACATAGAAGAATTCTTTTCTTTCTACTCATCGGCGTTGGCTTCTCGTAGCAGTTTTATTATTTGTCTGAATTTATTTTTAAGAGATCCTTTGGAGCAACCGACCTCTTCTGCAATTTCTTTGTTGGAATAGTTCTGCATCTTTCTTTTTAAAATGATTCTTTGCTCTTCTGTTAAAAGCTCGTGCTCAATTTCAAAAAGCTTTTCCTTTTCTCGATAGTGGAAGTCGGCGTTTTCAGAAAGAGTGGTCAAAAGAAGATCAGTGTTATACATTATCTTAACTTTTTTTCCTCTCTTCAAAGACCTGTTGGAAAAATTTATCAGTTCATTTTTTATACAGGCCGATGCGAATGTGGAAAATTTAGCCCTGTCCGCATCGTGTTTTCTTATGGCTTTAAGAAGACCTATTAGCCCAACCTGTATGTAGTCTTCAAGCGACCCCTTGTCGTCGCTGACAAATTTTAAAGCTTGAGCAACAACCAGTCCATAATTTTGATGAACCAATTGTTCCTCAAGCTCTAATTTGCTACCATTTGAATTTATATCTTTATCCATCTTCAGTGCTTAAAGCTGGTTCAGTTTCAGTATTACTCTTATCTGTTTCGTTTTGTTTTTTGTTGTAGCTAAGAATCTTAAACTCCTTGACTCTAAACTTGATCTGATATCTCTTAACACCTTCCCTGTCCGTCCAGTTGTTCGGTCTAGCGGAAGCATGAACGAAGATTTCGTCACCCTTTTCGCTATATTTTGCTAGAGTGATTGCGCCTGTGTCCCAAGCTTCGAAATCAAAATAGCTAACGTTTCTTTTCTTTTCTCCATCCTTTTCCCTGCGATATTCTGGAACGGCGAGTGTAAATGTAACCAGATCCACATCATTTCTGGTCTTGATCAACTGTGGATTGGCGACAAGTCGCCCAAAAAAACGACAATCATTCGTAATGTTATTCATGGATATTTCCTTTCAAAAAAACAACGTTAACTGTAATACTATACCTGCAAGGTCTTATATTTGCCACACTCTTTCTATGACTAGACCGCTATCGGATCTATATTTACCTTTTCTGGACTCGCCTCCATATATAACAACAGTGTTTCCTTCGTATAAAATATTACGATACTCTTCCCATTCGTCTGCAAAAATAGCTATATTATCCAAAGGACTGGTCTGATCCTCAACACATAAAAATGCCATATCACGACCCTTGTTCTTTCCCTTTTTCAGGGTGTATGGTCGAACACTGCTAATTGACACCGCTAGTGCAACATCTTTTACCTTTCCGTTTAAAAAGTCTTTGCATGTTGCATTGGCAGAGCTTGTGTCACAAGAGTCCACCTTGGAATAAGTTATGGGAACACCCAAATAATTTTGTTCTGTGCCAGCAACCCAGTCCGGTGTGTCCTCTAGGGAATATGCTGGATTTCTGATTTGCTTTATAAGATCCTTGACTATCTCACTTCTTTTCTGGTTGAATGTTCCACCGCCCATTTTTTTAGTTGGTCGCAGGGCAACGAGAGCATCCTTGAGACTGCTCCAGTTGTTATGCCTGTCATATATCCATAGCTGTTCTTTGGCTGTAAGCTTTGACCAAGTGTCAAATTCATCCAGCATTCTACTCCTGCTTATTTTATTTGCAGAAAAAACACCAACGGAAACCATTGCGATTGTAGTTGCGGAACTTATCTTGTCGGAAAGCCTAACCAAAAATTCATACCAGTCCCAATCAGCTATCTTCTTTCCTAAAACCTTCTCTTCCTCAAGCAGCCTTTCCTTCATCTTCTTAATTTGATTAACACCAACAGACTTAATATCGGTTAATCCAAAATGGATTCTGTTATTAATTATACAAGTCTCTTCATTCAATGCTTCCAGTGAGGGAGGGAGTATAAAAATGTCATTCGTCTTTGCATCCGACACCAGTTCTTTAATCTCTCTTTGAGAGTCAGGTTTATTTTTAGCGTGTCTTAAGCAGTGACAATAAAATTCGACTGTATGATGCGCTTTAGCGTAAGCGGACCAATAACCACAAATAGCATAGCTAACAGCGTGAGACTTATTAAAAGCATAACGACTGGATTTTTCAATCCATGAGAATATCTCCTCCGCTGCTTCTCTAGAAACAACATTTTCATTTTCAGCACCCTTAATGAACTCTCTTTTAATTTTAGCCATGAGATCCGCCTTCTTTTTACCGATGGCTTTTCTCAAATCATCCGCCTGTTGAAGATCGAATCCGGCAATCTTCTGCGCTATTTTCATAGACTGCTCTTGGTAAACAAGAACCCCCTGAGTTCTTTCTAGGATGGGTTCTAGAGACTCATGTATGTAGGTTACCTCTTCTTCTCCACTTTTGCGATCAACATAATGCTGGGTCATGGATTTGCCGTCAACGATTGCCTTTAGGCAACCGGGACGTAGAAGAGCGGTAAGGGCCGCTAACTCCTCAAGATTTTTTGGACGAACACGCTTAGCCCAAGACTTTCCCAGACTGCTCTCCAACTGAAAAACCCCTTTAGTTCTCCCCTCACAAATGAGATTCCAAGTGGCTGCATCGTCGTAGTCAATATTGTTAACGTCAAATATATAGTTTTCCATCTGCAAAAGCCTTTTCAAAATGTACTTTCCCAGCAAATTTTCGTTGCATTTTCATAAACCTGATCATGATGTTGGCGGTATCTTTGATATCCTGAAGCGCATCATGAGCATTTTCTTTGGACATTCCAAAATAATCCCTCAGAGAATCCAAGCTGAATCTTTTCACATCAGGATTATTCTCCAGCCATCCCCACACCAAGTTCATAACGTCAACCCTGTGAATCCTATTGAACAGAGTTTGTCTGCCAGTTTTTTTGTCAACTGGGCCATACTGTTGACACATTCTATCGGCAATAATTAAATCGAAACCATTTATATTATAACCGGCTGGGATCGGAGCAAAATAAGGAGTCTTTTTCCAATTGTATTTATTTACAAAGTTGGAAAACTTACCCCACACCTGCTTTGGAGCAGGAGCCTTCTTAAGTTCGGCTCTGGTTTTTCTGGTAATATCAAGTGCTTCATCTTCTACAGGATCAAGCCCCATTTCAATGGCCTTGTCATCGTCTAGAATGGGGCGAATTTCACTATTGAAATAGCCATTAGGCTGAACCGTTAGTTTTCTACCGTGTATAGCAACTGCTGCAATTTGGGTTGGTTGAGTTTTTAGAGGGTCTCTACTTCCGGTCTCAAAATCAAATACAATTATGTCATGCGCCGAAGGCATTATTGGCCTCACTTTCTTTTTAATAGTCTGTGTTTGATATCTAAAAACTTAGATATCGCATCGTTACAATTGTCGTACAATCTACTAAACCTATACCTGTTGTCTTCACAATGAACCTGATATTTAATTCCAGATCTCACAGTGTAAAAATCATTGATGCAACAGATACTTAAAGAGTTCCACTCCTCGTACATTCCGTTGCTTAACTTGTTCCTAAGTTTATCTCTGTAAGAAATATTCATTTTCCTAGTTGGTCCCTTACTCCCATAAGCTTGTCCAATAACGACACGCCAAGTATATCAAACTTTACGTGTCCCATAGCCTCCAAGTCGGTCATTTCCATTCCGGCAATCTTTTCACACCCCTTTTTGTCTCTAACCATAGGACAAACGTCACTAAGATTGTGCGAGGAAATAACAACGCCTGCCGCATGCTTGCCCTGAGATTTAAATGTACCTTCTATTCTCATGGCCTGTTCAAAAAGTTTTGAGTACTCGCCCTCCAGTTCACCGGAATCGTCAATCCTACAATAGTCTCTTAGAATATCTGGCTGATTGATCAAAGCCCATTTTATGACTGACGGCTCATCCATGTCTGTAAGAAGGTCTGATATCTCGTGCTCATGGGGGAGACTTTTTGTGATGACGTTCATCTCATCGAAAGAGCATGCTTCGTTCATTCTTAAGACTTCCTTAAGAGCACTACGACCTTGCAATCTTCCGAAGGTCACCATCTGGCCAACCTGCACGGTTCCATATTTTGACCTGATGTAGTTGATAACTTCATCTCGTTTTGAAGCTGGAACGTCTATATCTATATCTGGCAAAGAAATATGATCCTGTGTGTTTCGTCCAGCGTTATAAAACCTTTCAAACAGCAGATCGAACTCAATTGGATCCACCTCTGTTATTCCTACCAGATATGAAACCAAGCATCCTGCTGCCGACCCTCTGCCCGGACCCGGAAGCCAGCCCTCTTCTTTGACCTTGTTAACTATATCCCTAACGATTAAAAAGTATCCAGACAGATTCGCATCGCTTATAACATCAAGTTCCTGCTTAACCCTGTTAGCATATATATTTTGATTTTCTTCAGATTCTATTTTTCCCGTAATCTTAAGTCGTCTCTTCCATCCTTCACGGCACAACTCACGAAGAAATTCTTCTTCATCTGTGCCCTCTGGACAATCGAATTTGGGAAGCATGGGTTTGTTGAGAATGCTGTAGTCTTCACACATGTCGGAGACCATTACAGCATTGGCTAGTTCGGCATCCGTATGAAATTTTTTCATCTCCTCTAGTGAGGGGATATGAAAATTGTTTGACTTCAAAAAGGCAGAGAATCCTACGCTCTCGTTATTTTTGATCTTGTTCTTGATATTCCTAAGTGTTGTCTTCATGGCAGAGCAAAGCAAAATGAGATGATCTGTTGCGTCGGCCTTGGTGGGATAGTGGGAGTCAGCAGTTGCAACAGAGGGAATCTTATATTTTTTTGCTACGTATCTAAGACCCTGAGCTACCAGCTTGGCTGCTGGTGAGTTTTCTTCATCGATGCACTGGATCTCAATAAGGAAGTTTTCTTTTCCGAAAATATCCCTATACAAATTTGCCTTACTAAGAACCTTTGATTCCCAATCTGGGTCTATATATTCTTTAACGTCTGCTTCAGTCTCTGCGTTGTATGCCTCTTTGTAGTCATTGAAAATAACGTTAGCTAAATCGCTGCCAAGATGTCCGCTAAATGCTATAAGATTTCCATCTGCATATTCTGATAGCAAGTTTAAATCTAATCTGGGTTTGAAGTAGAATACATCATCGTCATTACTTCTAGAGGTTGCTTCTATAAGCCTATTCCAACCTTCCTTATTCTTAGACAGAACTACAAGATGGCTTAAAGCTCTGTTTTCCTTTTCCTGAATACGACAGTCTTCTTGACTTAAATAAAATTCGCATCCAATAATAGGTTTAATGTTTTTAGATTTCATTGCGCTTGTAAAGGATACTGCACCGGCGATAGTTCCATGGTCGGTAATAGCGCAAGAGGAGTAGCCTAGATCTGCGCATCTAGCCGCCACCTGTTCTGGTTTAGACAGTCCATCCAATAAGCTGTAATGTGTATGCAAATGTAGTGGAACCCAACTCATTTCTTCAATCTTCCTCCACCGCTTCCGTAAGTAGAAAGTTTAACCAAATCACCGTATTCATGTACAACTTTGTTTACACCCTTCCTTTTGATTTCGTCACGAATAAATTGACAAACGCTTTTGTTTGTTCCTTCGTGACTTTCACTAAACTTGCATAGCTTGCGACATTTCCAGTGTCGGTTTTCATTGCATAGAAGCTTTGGGCGCTTTGTATTTTTAATGTATTGAAATTTTTTCTTCAAGATGGTTTCTGCTTTGACATAATCTTGATCGTCAAAGCACATAGAAAAGAGACCACCAGAGTTGATATAGAATATGCTGACACCGAAATCGTAATCAGGGTACATATTTTTTAGGGCGTAGTAGTAAAGCAACAACTGTGTGTCGCTCTGCAAAGATTCGAGAGTCTTTTCTTCACCCGTTGCCCAATTTATACGCTTTCCGGTTTTGTAGTCAAGGATTTCGTAATATTTTTCGTCGTGCTTGACTATTAGATCGACTGTGCCTTTAATGGCTAGCCTGCCTTCAATTTTTTCACCACCTAAATTGTAGCAATACTTGGCCCAAGGCTCATCTATTTCGAAATCAAAATACTCCTCGGTAGCAAACACGTCTTGATTTCTAGGGTCCAAAAGCCCATCGTTGTATTCTACAGCTTTATGCACCCAGCGGGTGCAGGTTCTCAAGCTAGAATCATCCAGATCTACATTGGGTTCGTGACTGGTATAATACTTGAAAGCCTTTTCTGTTATTTTTTCAATGTTGTCACAATCATCAAGAGTTAACCTACCTACCTCGTCATCGGTAAAACTCTTGTTTCCTCTGTTCATACATAGTTTTTTGTCCCCCAAAATCTGAAGTGCCTTATGGGTGATTGTTCCCATCAAAGCCTTCTTGTTGGTTTTGTCTTTGAATGACAAATTATACTGTAGAAAAAACTTCTGCTCGCAGAAGTCGAGAGTGCTAAGACTGCTGCTTCTTAGATAACATACTATCATTTATATCTTCCAGTTCTTTTTCTTCCAAAATATAGTTAAGGGGTCCGTCCCTGTACAGGCGACGTTTTGTTTTTTTAACAACCTCATCCCTCTTAGCAGCACCAACAATCCAGACATTTGAGTAGTCTTTCTTGTCAACATAACATAGAACGTAGTAGTCTATTTCCTTGTTTGGTCTGTAGGCGGGCACTCTAAGGTAGGGATCTTTCCAGTATGTGGTTGTCTTGACTTCTATATTTCCACAACCCTCTACGGAATTGTCTACACCGGCATCTCCATGTTCTTGGAAGATGGTTTTATCCATGTCTACCCCAAAGAAGTGGGCCACAGCAGCTTCGCCCACAGCCCCTACAATGTGTACATCTTCCGAACTTCTGTATGTGTTGTTGTAACTTTTAGAACCGAACTTTTCCTTCTTCGCGTCTCTCTTCTTGGCTATTTCTATAGCCTCGTTCAATTTCTCTACTGGAAGATCAATTTTGACTCTGTTATTCATCGTTCTTCTCCCTGTCATATTTGTCCTCTAGCCTCACAATGTCGTCCTCGGAACATTGCCCAAACTGCATTTCATAAATCACAAGGTCTACATCACCCGTGTTGATAATTTGATGAGCGTCGTTCTTTCTGATCTCAATGGTGAACCCCGGTCTAACCTTCCAGTTATCCAAATTATTCCACCGCATGATTCCAGTTCCTTCTATTACGTACCAGAACTCACTTCTCTTGTGATGTATCTGATGCGATATTTCCTCGCCGGGATTAATAACAATTTTTTTAAAAACGACGTTGTCGCTTCTAAAATAGTCTGTATATTCTCCCCAAGGTTTTTTTACTGGAAAAGTGTAACCCATATATTCTACCGATTCTTGCTTAGTCATTACCCTACCTTGGATTGTAGCCAGCCCCACTGTTTCAGAACATCCATCAAAGCCCTATTGGCTTCATCCATAGTCATCTTGGCATTATCAATTACATGATCGTATCCCTCGTATGAATCTGTCAAAGCTGTTTCACTTGCATGGTTGTCTTCATGAGGACATCTGGTTAACCGAATAACTTTGCCTCCAACACTTTTTATGGCGTCAACCTCGTTAGGAAATCTACAGTCGGAAATTATAGCAAGCTCAGTGTTGCTATCTTTTATTCTTGTTAAGCAAGAGTTTGTCCATATATCCGATTTGATTGCCCTGCAAACATCTGTGCCAAACAGTTGTAAAAATTCTCTGGCTGTTAGAAACTTTTTGTCCCCCAAGTCCTTGTTCAGTAGCTTACGCATAAACTTAGTTTTTACCGGAGTTTTGGTGTCCTTGTCTTCGCCAGAGCCATAGCATTGCTGTTCTGTGAGACCGAAAAGATGAATAGCAAGCAGCTTGAGCGGGTCGGCAAAGCTGAAAGCTTTAACGTATGGCCAAATCATTTGCGAAGCATAGTCAACGAATTCGTTGTCTAGCCTACTAACGTCCAAAACACCAACGCCTTCCTCCTCCTCGCCTTTTTCATTGCTGGTCATGGCGTTAACTAGAAGTTCGCCCTTGTCGTTCATCATAAATTTAGTTACAGCTTCATGAAGCCTGAGTTGATAACCATGTAGAAAATTTGAACACGTGGTCTTTCCGCTCTGCTTCGCGCCAGATATCCCTAAAATCTTTTGCTCCATTATATCATCCCCTCAAGTTGTGGTTTGATTTCTTCTTCTATTTCGAGTACGCTCATTTCGCCAATATCTTCTTTGGAAAATGTAGGACAGACAATGTGAAAAAGCCTGTCGCATTTCTGTATGACGGACTGCCTTGCTTTCTCTCCCGCCTCATCGTTATCAGCAAGCACTACTAAATTAAGGGCGCCAGAGGTCTCTAAAATTCTAGACTGACCATCACTAAGGCTAGACCCAAACATCCCCACCGAATTGCGTATGCCAGCCTCATACAATCTCCAAACATCTCCCTGACCCTCGACAAGTATTGCAGTTTTCGTTTCCCTGATCCTGTCTTTTGCCAGCCAGTATCCATAAAGATAAGCTCCTGAATTGAAGTGCTTGGAGTTTATCCACTTGTTTCCATTGCTGTTCTCGTGTGGAACTCTGCCAACGCATCCTATCATAAATTTATGATCATCATCGTAAACTGGGGCAACTATCCTGTTCTTCATCTGCTTCTTCTGATCAGTACAAATTCCAATATCAAAAACATCCAGAGTCTTCTCGTCGTAGCCTCTGTTCACGTAATATTCTACCGGTCTAGATAGAGATTCTCTTACAAGATTCCTGCTAATTGAATACTTCGGCTTTGATACGGACTGGTAAACCTTTTCAGACAATTCTATAAATTTTTCCAGCTTAAAATTTTTACCCTCTTCCTCTAGTTCTTCTTTAGAGGATGACGTGAAATTTAACGCGAAATCCACGGCTTCGGAGAAAGCTATCTCCTCTCCTTTCTGTGCGGTTAGAAGACCTCTTATCAAGCCTATAGGGGTCGGAACAAACTTACGCTCACATCCATGAGTCCAGCATCTCCAATATCCAAAGTATTGATCTCTAGTTGTAGTTACCGTGAATGCTTGAGGGTTGTCTGCCCCCTCATGGATTGGACAAACTGAAGTTATTCTGTCGTATTGTTCAAAATATCTGACGCCAAAGAAGTCAAAAAGATCTGTCATCTTTTCCGCTACTTTGTTTGACAAAACTATTAGTTGCTTCTTATCCATTAAAATGGGCTTTCTTTGTCATCTAAATTATCAATGGCAAAACCACCAGACTCTTGCCTTTGGGTGCTGAATTTTAATTCGTTGCGAGTCTCCTTTTCGTCAACCCTTGCCACCTCTCCCTTCATCGACATATTGATGTAATCGTAATCATCCATGCCAGAACCATGTCTGCTGACAATTGGAATCAATTTTCTATTTCCGCTCTCTCCTTGGTCTTCTGCAACCTCTTCATCGGATTTCTTTTTAAAGATGGAAAAACTACTACACAGCCAGATCAATCTATCAGACCCGCTTACAACATCTGTGCTCTCTTTGGTGATGCCATCTCGGTTCAATTGAACAAAAGCTAAGCATGGGCAATCATATTGAACGCAAAAATTGTGCAGTTGTGTAATTTGAAATCCCAAAACCTGAAACTCTTTCATGCTGTCACTTATCTGATTAGAATGCATGAGCTTCAGGTAGTCGTATATAATCATGCAATCATTTACGCGACCATTTTCGTCGTACCCCACGTTTTTGACTATCCACCTTCTTATAACAGAGAGGGTTTCTTCGAAGGGTTTTCCGGCGATGGTAATATAGCTTAGCGGAATCTCCTTAAACTTTTGCGTGGCCTGTTGAATTTTTTCCCTGTCGCAAGCGCTGTTGGAAAACTTCCCGGTGGAGATATCGTTAATGTTTACTCCACTGAAATTTCCAAGTATCCGGTTGAAGTGGTCCTCTTTGGACATTTCTGTATCCAGCAACAGCACGGGGACATCTAATTTTTCAGCAATGTTTATGGCGACATTGTCTGCCATCATGCTTTTGCCGACCTTCGGCCTAGCCGCGATGAGATCCACACACTTCCTCCTAAAGCCACCGCCAATCGCGCTATCATATCTAAGAAATCCACTGCTAAGACCCAGCATGTCGGAGGGGTTTTCTTCTAGATGCGTAACATAGTCCTCAACTTCTTCACCAAGAACTGTCGGCTTGTCTTCTACCGAGTGATTAAGTGCTGCGGACAAGTCGAAAATTGGACCCTCCGCTATATTAAGAATCTCGTCTATAGATTCGTCACCAGTAACGTCTCCGATATCAGAATTGATCTTTCGTATCTTGGATCTGATATCTCTGGCTACGTCAAGCTTCTTCAGCTTTACCGCATGCTGCCTGACATTATCTAGTTCAACTTCTAGCTTAGCCAAAGCTCCAATATGGTCTGAGGATATTTTTTCGTTAAAGACTTCTTGTAGGCCCAAGTCTTGAGCAGCACTCAGGACAGATGGCAAGTCTACGATTGAGCTTTTACTGAGGACTCGCTTGAGGCAAGTATATATTATCTGGTTTTCTTCTAAGGTGAAAGTTTGGACATCTATAATATCGTCTACGTCAATAAACGCATCTGACCCGTGTTGTATAATGCCAGACAGGACTGCCCTCTCGGAAGCCGGATTGTTGATTGGCTTAACCATGATTACCTGCTGGAACACCTGTCACAACGATAAAATTCCCTACCCTGCATTAACGATTCGGGAATTCTCTCTGTCTTGTTGCAAATATGACACTGTATATCTATTAAAGAAGCTCTCGGCCTGTTTCTTTCCGTTAACTCTATTTCTGGAGTTACGATATCTTTCGACTCATCGCTGTCGTCTGTAAATTGATTCGCCCCTGCGCTGATGGGTTCTGATCTGGCTATCCGAGTCTTTCCCTTTGACTTATTTTTCGCCGGGGCTATGAAATCATCTTTAAGATCTTGCGTTTGGTCAGCCCCTGAAAGCGATTCCCCGGTGAGATTTTCAAAACCTTCTGACACGAGCTTCATATCATTGCTTAATATTCCAGATCTAATTTTGTCTAATGGGCTTGTCATGAATATGTTTTCCTTTTGCTCAACTCCATTAACGTATCAGCCATCTTTCGTATGTCTCTGATTTTATCCGTAAGCCAAATAACTCTAGATTCTGAAATAAGTTTCGCTTCAAATATCTTCCTAGCGAATTCATCCTGCTCTACAACAGTGTAATACTTTTGTTCCCACTTCATATATTTGCTGAATGAATCTGCCTGTTTCGCAACCATCTTATTTATCTGGCTATCGCACCAATAGAGTTTAACCTGATGTCTGTTGAAAACTGACTGAACGTAACTACAGTATGCGTATAGGCAGTAGGCTTTTTCGCAACAGTCTTCAGAAGATATAGATTTTAATTCAATTCCAGTGAGGTTTAGTATCGCTTCAACCTCTGGATTTATCTGAATGCGTTGAACATCTTCTCCTATGATATAGGAGTCGATAGACTTTACAAAACTATCTAATTCATCTATCGATGATTTGTTGTGTCCACTCATCGTCACTGCCTGTGTATTTTAAGATAACAATGTTAATATCATTTAATTCGCACCAGCGAATCTTGTCTCTGTCTCTAGCTTTAGACTTATAAAAACCACTCACTGTTTTGTGATAAAAATCTACGAACTCGTAGTGCTGTCTCCCATGAACCTCAACCATAAGATTCCTTGAGGGTATAAAAAAATCAGCGTACAGTGTAGATGTGCGAGTAACAGTATTGCTGCCGGGTAGAGATACCTCTTCTAAGATTATATCTCGTTTAAACAAGTTGCGCAAAATTAATCTAGTTCTTTTGTGAGGGGCAGACTTGTGGGAAGCCTTGGACTTCCTTGAAAGATTCCAGTGTCTCTCTCTACCATCAAAGCCAACTACGTTCAAAACATCTCCTTGATTTGCTTCTCTAGAAGCTTCAGCGTGTCTGGATTCTCGTTTAGGAAAGTGACCGCTCTATCCTGACCTTGGAATTGGAAGAACGATTTGACTGCCTTTTCGTCTTCTGCATCTATGTTGTTCTGTTTTAGAAGCGAAGAAAACTGATCTGCTTTTTCAACAAGATAGTTGCAGGTGTACCAAGCTCCAGCCTTTCCGATGAGATCGAGATCAACAGCCATTATAAAAAGCTCTTGAGTTTTATCTATGCCGTGTCCGTAACGCAGCCAACTCTGGGCCTCACTGCCGGGAAAACCCCCAGCAGCAGAGGTCATAACTTTCCAATGTATCATCTGTCCTATCTGAGATCCCCCAACCTCCCAAGGCTTGATGTATCGTATCTCTAAAATATTGTCTGTCTGATATTGTATTCCTCTTCCGCCATCTGGAACTTTAGTTTTGCCAAAACCAGAAGTGTTAGCGATAAGATGGACTATCATAACCACGATAGCTCTTTGTTTTGGAACAATTCCTCCGAGTTTCTTACACCAATTTTTCAGGAGCTTTGGTAGCGATGGGCGAAACTGAGCATTAACATCGTCGATTAGTTCTTTTTCAGGTATGAGAGCAGATATTGAATCAATGATCATAACACAGTTTGGAGTCTGTTTAATATAAGTCTCTGCTATATTTAGATACTGCTCCGCGCTCATTGGTTCGTCGCCGGAACTAACTACCTTAATTTCTTCCGGCTTAAGACCGTGAACGCCAGAGAGATTCATGGACTTCAGTCTTCCTTCTACATCCATATAAATAACTGGACGACTACCGTATTCTTCGGACTGACAGGTAGACGCAAATTGCAGGGCTGTTGTAGTTTTTCCACTTTTTGGATCGCCCATAAAAGTAGCCCAGCTTCCCTCAAGAAGACCACCACCTAGAGCTATATCTAGTGCGGGACTTACGGGAATGACCTGAAAATTTGACCGCTCTTCAAAAACTTCAGATCCGCTTCTGACTACGTCTCCATACTTTTTTATTATCTCTTTTGTCGTTGACTCATCTAAATATTTCATCTTAGCCATCTAGTTCCCTCAATTTCTGCGCGTTGCTTTTCTTTCCATACGGTTTTCTTGGAGCGTTAGAGCCATCAGAATTATATTCTTTGGGCGGGGCTACCTGAGAATTTTGAACATCTATTTGCTTCTGTTCTTTTTGTATAAGAGTCTCTAAGTTTTTCAACCTTAGAGAATAGATGCGTTTTCCGGCAGGTGACTTGAGAGCGTTGATGATTGCAACGTCATCATATTTTTTAAGCAAAGCGTATGCTTTAGTGACCTGACTACGAAATTTGTTCTTCCACTTTTCTGTATTCCATAATTTGTATGCGGGTTGACCCTCATTGGCAGACTCTGCCTCCCGCAAGCAAACCATTTCGGCAATGTATTGTGCCGCATTACATTTCTGTCCCGTCGTCACATGCTGATAAACTTTCGTCATTGCAATTCCTTTTTATCAAAAAAATTCCGGCATCACCCGGATCTCTATCTTCGTAGGCGTCTGGAATGACTTCTGGGAGATTCCAACGACGAACTCTCAAGCTATCATTTTCTAGGACGCCGACTACAAAGGAGTGGTTTGTTTTATCTCCGAAAAGAAATTTCCCCGCACCCTTACAGAAATAATAGCCGTCGCCGCCGGTTCCGACAACCTCAACATGTGAACGATTTTTTATGCTCATGCTCGTTATATACACCCCCTCCTCCTCGCAGTATATTCCGAGCCTTTCCCACGCGCTCTGCGGCGTCACGCCGGGTCTTCCGTCGTCCTGATAGATAGTTTCATTGTTTGAAAGAGTCACTATCCAAATTGGATTACTGTCCGCATAAACATTCACATATCCATCTATTGACTTGGCAACAGATGTTGTCATTCTCTTATCCTGTGAACTACGGAGTCATTGATTCTTGAATTGGATGATGACTTTGTTTCATCCGCCAATTCGGAAGCCGCTGGAGTCATTATTGTAACACCTCTACGCTTTTGAGATGCGGTTGTGTTACCCATTAAATCTCCAACAATAGAACCTGCTTCATTCTTTATGGGAGCAGTGTGCTTGGTTTTAGTTTTACGATACTTGGAAATAGAATTTGTTGTTCTATCAAGATCCGAAGCTAACTCTTCCACAGTTAAGCCGGAATTGTTGTCGATGTAACACTTATCTACTTTTGTCAGTGGTCCTCTTTTAGACATCTATGCATCTCCTTTCGGCTCTCAGCAAGAGATCGCCCCTGCGATTCTTGAGATAGCCTAAGTATAAATCGAATGTGGTTGCATCTACTTTTCTGTACTGAGCATCTCTGATCTTATTTTTATCCAAACCATGTGGATCGAACAGCTTGCCACGATGGAACTTTACGAAGAAGGTGTCGGCTTCGTCTCCGGTAGCTGTTTTGGCACAAGCAGAAGCTGTTTCTTCGGTGGACTGCTTACCGTTTGGGAGAACGTAATGAATCTCTGTGTTGTCCTCCTGAAAAAATTCCTCGGTCATACTTCACCTTCCTTTTGTGAAACAGCATGGATTAATGTCATGCCATCAGACTCTTCAATGTCAACAATTCTACTTTTGTCTGTGCAGCCAATATAAAACTCTCCCTCTACGAGATATTTCCAGCTTGATCCCTGACAATCCGGGTTGTCACAGATAACCTTAATATCTGTACGTCTTTCAGATTCCTGCACTCGCCAAATGTCTATGAGCGGAGAGTGACAATCTGCACAGTCTATAATTGTATGTCCGAGATCTTCTAGATCAGACGCTGAGCCTTCAAAATCGTCGTAGTCTTCATTATAATCATTCATTTTCTTCCAGTCCTAACGTATCTATGTTTTTGTGAATCGGACATCTTGTTTATTTCCTGCGAACTTGCATCTCCACTGGAGTGATGCCAAGGGCCGCCTTTCTTCTTCTTAAAGTTTCCTTCGTCTTGCCTTCCTCTAGCATCCGACAATTCGTAATGCCCCATAGATTTTGTGTTGCGTTCTGCTAGCTGCCCAATGGTTTGAGCCTCCCCTCGAACAAAGACGTTTGGGGAAGATAGCACTCTTTGCAGTTTATGCTTATTGCATTCAGGACATCTCTTCTTCGGCTTGTAGGTTTTTATGCTCTGATTGACTGAGAACTCGTGTTCACAATTTGCGCATCTATACTCGTACTCGGGCATTTTACACCGCTACATTTTGACCAATATAGACTAGAAGTATGCATTGGAGAGAGAATATGGTTGTCATTACTGGCCACGCATATTTCTTCTTCCAGTGATATAATACCACCAACAAGCCTAAAGCCGCAACCGTTCCAAACATTTTAACGGCCATGAAGAGGGCTACCCCACCGCTATCCATTTCGATAAGAAACTTTCCCATGGGATTTAATTCTACCGCATACAACAAGTCTTGATACACTATGGACC